TGTTGACTCATTCCAAGTTTTCCACCTTCTTGCGGCAAGTATCTATGAGATAGTTCAGCATTTGTTCCAAGAGGAACTTCTGTTGTGTCTATGTGAGCCTTGACCTTGACGGACCCTCTTGCAGTTGAAAGTCTTTCCAAAATACGGCCAGCACGATTGAGAGCAATGGAGGCTCCATCAAGAGCGCTTGTGACTCCCTTCCATTTATATTTTTTCTCTTTAACCTTTCCGAATGTATTTTGAGAATCGGAGTCATTCAGAGTCAGACTTGATTCAAAAGTTCCGGTCCCATAGTTGAAATCATAAAAAATTGTCACTCTGTTCACAATCTTGTCAGAATTCAAGCTCCAAGTTGGTGTTCCTACTATTTGTGATTCATCTATTGTTGGAACTGTTTCAGAGAGATCAACTTGATCAAGAACAGTAATTGAAACTTGTCCGTTGATTGTTATGAGCCGAGCAATAGCCATTGAAAGGATCTCATCTTCAATCCACTTCAAAATTGTTTCTTGTCCGAATGTTATCAGGTCCATCTTTTCGTCAAGAAACTCTCCGGCTTCGAGCGCTTCAAAAGCTGCAATGTCTACTTCATCCGGACTCATTCCAAGACCCCCAGGAAGAACATCATAGACAGGATGATTGTTGAGATCTCCGTCTTTTGAAAGAAGGATCTGAAGAATGATTGTCATGGGATTGAGATCATCAAACTCAGTTATGAATTGGACTATTTCACCAACTTCATGAGAGCTTGCATCTGTTGAAGAAAGACCTCTAACAAGATTTTGAAGAGTGTTTGAAACTATTCCATTGAAGGACATGATTTCACCTTCAACATAAATGAGTCCTGAAGTGAAGGGAGCAATAGAAGCATCAACAACATCAAGGGAAGTTGAAGCTGGCAAAAGAGCTGTTGTCAGTCCCGATTCAACATTCAAAGCCGGTTGATTTACTTTGTGAGTGATTTGCTTTGATGTTATTGAATAGCCGTTTGGAATCTTTTTGACTCCCGTGATTGATGTTCTTGATACTTCAACATATTCGGACCAGTCAAAAGGATCTGAAGGATCTTTGATAACTCCTAAATACATGATGACATCTTTCTCAAGAAAGAGTCCTTCTGTTTTCATGATTTCTATTGTTGTCGTTTCATCATCATCATCTTTCAAAACAAAAGAAGAAGATCCTATTGGAGTGTTCACTTTTCTAATATCTAGTTTGACTCCATTTATTTTAGGTCTATCAACAACAAGTTTTTCATCATCAACAACAAGTCCTGAGTCAACTTGTTTTTCAGCATAGTAGTCATCTCCTATCTTGATAACAGTGTTTGTTTGAAATTCTTTTGTTTTCAATTCATCTATGAGAGCCACTATTTTATTTTCCTTTCAAATTTCAGTTTGAATCTATAGAGAAAATCTCCGTTCCCGTCAGCTAGATCTCTTTGAAATCTGATTCTTTTTTCAGTATATTTCACTTCTATGAAATCAACTTCGTCTTTGCTTTCAAAATAGTTCACACTTCCACCCAGGGCACAGTGATTGACAATCATATCTCTAACTTGATCAGTGAGAGCTTTTGAGGCAAAAATGAAATTGTGAGTCTGACTCTCCCTGATATTATTGAACTGAGTTTGAATTGTTCCATTGTTTGATCTTGTTACAACAGAAGAGATCCTGAGTTCTTCTTGAACAGGATCTGCGTCAGGTGGAAAATCAAATTCAATCACCCTTGCAATGCCAGTGAACTTTTCAGTGTATTCAATTTTTGGAATAAAGTTTGCCATTTTAAGTTTCTCCCCTTGCTTCAAGTCTTGCTCCGCTGAACTCCTGAACATCATTCAGTCTTTCAACTAATTCAGCAACAAAAGATTCTTCACCTATGAAGTTTTCAACTTGAACAGTCACGTTTCTTGAAGAGCTTCCATCCGCTCCGATCTGTCCACCTCTATTTGCGTCAGCTATAGCTCGAACTCCTTCTCTTGTCAGAATGCCTTCACCTCCGTCAGCTCGGATCAAGTTTCTATCTCCGGTTTGAGGTCCGGCAACAATCCCTCCGGTTTGCATTCTTGCAACTCCGGCAACAGTTTGAGCTGCAATTGTTCCAAGAGAAAGGGCAGTGTTTTTTGTGATAGCAGCATTGAATCCGGCAAGCGCAGTTGAAAAAACAGCCGGAGCTGCTGGACCGGCAGCTGAAGCAGCGGATAAGGCAGCGGCAGCGGCTGAAGCTCTTGCAAGTCCATCTTTCACAAAGACATCCGCAACAGCAAAAGCCTTTCCTATTGCAAGGGCAGCAATTCCATTGTCTCCGGCTATAGCAAGAACAGCGTCAGCCGTAGCTTTTGCAAATCCTATTTCAGCCTGTGAGCTGGCCTTTGCAAGCTCTTCTCTTTTCTTTTGAACTGCTTTTTGAGCCTTCTCTTTTCTTTTGTTATCAAGAGCCGCAAGCTTCGCAACAGTTTGAGTTCTTATTTTTTCTTGTTCAAGTGATCTCTCATTTTCATCAACAATCAATTGAGTTCTTGCAAGAGCTGCTTCTTCAGCTATTTCAATTCTTTGCTCTTCAAATTCTTGAAGTCTGACAAGAGCATTGATCTTTTCTTCTTCTGAAGATTCATTGTCAGCAATAGTTCTTTCTTCTTCAGCTATTTGATTTTCGTTTGCAATGCCTTCTTCAAGCTCTGCAATAGAGATTGCAAGCTCTTTCCTCTTGTTTAGAATGAGCCTATTTTTTTCTGATAGTTGTTCATCTAGTTTATCAAGATCTTCTCCATCATCTCCACCTTCTCCGGCTGGCTGGCCTGGCTCTTGAATAGGTCCAACAAATGTTTGAGCCTTAAGGTCTTCAGCTCTTTTCTTTAACTCTCCGAGCCTGTCATTTGTTTTTTCAATAGAAGCATTAAAGTCTTCTTCATCCTTTAAAAATAAAGAAGCAAAAGTTCCTCTACCTCCGGAAGCTTTCAGATCTTCAAGGGCTTTTTGATCAGCCTTCAAAGCTCTTTCATTTTGATCAATTTGAAATGTTATTTTTGCAAGTTCTTCAGCTGCCGAATCTCCGGTCAACTCTCCTATTTTTGAAATTGTTTTCTCTAAAGCTCCACCCGTTTCAGCAATTCTTTCTTTGAATTTGATCCAAGCATCCGCAAGAGGTCCACCAACAGTTTTACCAAGAGCGTCCAGTTTGTTGTCAGCTATCTCTCCCCTTGCTTCTAAAGACTTGAAGGCGGCAGCTGATTCCTTGAGAAGTGAAGTGTTCTTTGAAAATTCAGTGTTTGAATCTGAAATAGATCTTGTGAGCCTATCTGATTTTTTAGCAAGAGAAGGAAGAACTTTCTCAATCTCTTCACCTTTCAATCCAAACTGTTCAAGAACACTTGAAGCTTGACCTAGATTTTTTCCAAGTCCATCAATGAATTTTGCAAAAACTGAAGCAGCATCTTTCTCAAAAGTTTTCTTGAGTTGCTCTCCTGTCATTCCTGTCAATTGTTGAAGGAGAGTGAAAGATGATCCACCCTCTTTGATTGACTTGTCGATTGCTCTGAAGCCACGTCCAACAGCCGAACCTGAAAGTTCAGCTCTAATTCCGAGTTCAGTTGTAGCTGTCGCAAGAGCAAGAACATCCGCTGAAGACAAATCAAATCTTGAAGTTGCGGCAGCGATATTTGTGCCAGCTTTAACAATCTGACTTTCTGTGACGTTGAAATTGTTTCCAAGAAATGAAACAGCCGATCCGAAATTTTCAATTGATCCAACACCCTCTTCAGTTATGTTGAGAATTTTTAGAATATTTTGAGCGCCTTCTTCTCCAACAATATCAGTTGAAGCTTCGAGCCTTGTCATTGTCTCTGCAAATTTCAATAAATTTTTGCTGCCTCTAACACCGAGCTGGCCAGCAATTTTTTCTAGTTCAAGGAGAGCCGTGGCTGACTTCGGAATAGTTTTAGAAAGTTTTAAAGTTTCCTTTCCAAGATCTTCAAGAGATTTTCCAGTGAGTCCAGTTGTCTTTTCAACTCCGATCAAAGCCTTATCAAAATCAATTGCAAGTTGAATTGATTCTTGAATTTGTTGATTGATGATTGCAATCCCTCTTGAAACTGCGATAGCTCCTAAAGTACCAGCGAATGTTGAAAGAGCCGAATTTGTTTTCTTGAGTCCAGTTGAAGCTTCTTTTGTGAAAGTCGTGACCTTTCCTGTTGCAATATCAAAAGAAGATCCTATCTGTCCGGCTCTTTTAGTTGCGGATTTGCCAGCGGCAGTGAAAGAGTCTTCAAAGTTGCGGATTGATTTCAACGCTCCTTTGTCATCAACTTCTAATTCAACAAAAACTTTGTTTGCCATTTATTTCTTCCTTGATTCACGTTCCATTTTTTCTTTTCTTTTCTGATACATCTTATCAGAAATAGCCTGAAAAACTTCAATGATTTTCGCTGGCTGATCACCTAGTGTTCCTTTATATGGTAACACTCCAAGCTCATATTTGGAATTCAGGTCAATAAAATAGTTAACTGACAAGGAAGTGTTGTTGCCAGGACATCCGGAAAATTTGACGCTTTTGCTTTCCTTATCTATTCCAACAGTGAAGCCGCTTCCTATAGGTCCGAAGCATCCCTTCCCCCTTCTGAATGCTATAGACTTTTCAAGGGCTTTCTCCTTGTCTTTTTGGTTTGAATACTTTGAGCAACACTTGTGACAGCTAAAAGCTTCATTGAAGTGAGACTCTATAGTTGCAACTATCTCAACAAATTCAAATTCTGACAGTGAAGACATCTCCTTGATAGCTCCACCAACAAAAGAAAGTCCGTTGTTGTAGAGATAGTTTATAACTTTTTTGGCATACCTCCGGAGGGATAAACTACTTCAACTCCTTCAATCTCTTCTCCTGTGAAAGGATGCGTGATTTTGTTGGGAATCCCTTCTTTCAAATGCTTTGCTGTGAATATCAATCTATCTTCAAAAGGAGTGTTGAAGATCTCATTCATGCATTTGTCAGTGACTCTCCCATTTTCAAATTCTAATTCATATGGAACTTCTTCAAAGTGACTTTCTCCACCTTCTTCCGGATTCTTGTTTTCAATTCTCTTTGAAAGCCCTTCAACTTTAACAAGAGCAATTTGAGCCGAAAGGTAGTCAGAGAGACAAACATCTTGAAGAACTATTCCTTGATTGTGTGAAGTAGTCTTCTGAACAATCTCAGATTTTTCTGCATATGTTAGTTGTCTAAAATGAAAATCAACTTGCGACTCTTCATGAAACATTCTGACTTGATAAGTTTTTTCTATGTCATGGACTACTATGGACATTGATTCCTCCAAATAAAAAAAGGGAGCCGATATTGACTCCCTTTAAAGTAATTCATTTTTTTTATTTATTGTCTAGTGAAATGAGATGAAGAAAGAATCATTTCCTAGTGTCTTGTGTCCAGTGAAAGAAATTTCATCTGTCACAACACCGTCTTCATTTCCAACACCTAGTTCTGAGTTTCTCGCATTCGGAATATAAAAAGCAATTCCGTCCTTGAAAACCCCAGGATTCAAACAATCTTCAGTCTGAGTTCTAGCGAAGATAGAAAACTTCTTGTTACAATCAAAGTTCTCAAAGTTGGTGATGTCAGAATCTGAAGCATATGGATTCATAGATCCACCTACTTCAAACTTTGTTATTCTTGAATTTGTCCGTCCATTAACTGAAGCGGTAGAAGTCAAGAATGCAAGAGTGTTTGTCAGTGTCACTCCTAGATTATTGACAGCAACTTCAACACCTTCTTGAAAAACTTTTGAGTTTAGAATAGGAGGTGGAGTCACTCCATTGTCAGAATCATAGACAGGAGTAAAAAGCGGAGTTGCAATTTCCGGAGTTAAATATGTTAAGCCTTCAACAGTGAATGAAACATCAGCAAGCGCTCCTGTTGAAAAGTTTCCAAGCTCAGCACCTGTTGGACGAATCCCAACGAATTTTTTTCTTTTCTTTCCACCCACATATTCAGTGACTGAAAGAGAAGGCGCTCCACTTTGATGAAAGAATGTGATGAAGCCAGCAACAACAACATTGTCAGTGAAGGCTGAAGCTCTTGGAACTAACAAATCAATGAAAGCAGCTCCACCTGTAGGATCAACGGCAACAATAGGAGAGACATGATCTTCTCCGGCAGTTGCTGATTCAACAACTCGAACAATATCTCCAACACTATATTTTCCAATATCAGCATCTTCAATTTCAATTCTTGAAACAGTGTGACCTGTTTTAGAAGTTGAAGCAGTTCCGGATCTAACTCCACCTAGTAGAGCTTCCCACATATTTCCTGTTTCAGGTCTAGCGCCAGGAGTACCGCCTCCGGCAGCTTTCAACTCAACTGGAATTGTTCCTGAACATGACTTTGTTCCAAGTAGAGAAGCAACTGTCTCAACAGTTCCCGTTCTATTGTTTCTAGTTAAAAGTTCACGTTGAATTTGAAGTTCAAGACCGTCAGACAAAACTTCAACAGCTGTTGCTCCGGATTGTTCAGGCTGATAAGTTCCTTCAGCTGCCTCAAGTTCTACGAAGACAACACCTTCGTCAGTGACTAATGATCCCATTTTTTCCTTCCTTGTTTAGGTTCTAATTCTATATTGAAAAACTAAATTCATTCTCAATGCTACTCCTTCATTTTCGCCTAAAATCTCAGGAATATCAACTTCCCCTTCTTTGACTTGAATGATTGTTGTAGTTGCATTTGAGATGCATAGACTTTTATTTTTTATAAAATCTTCGCAAATAGCGAAAAGGCAAGGATAGAGACTTTTGATCTTGTCTCTCATATCCTTATCACATCCGTCATTGCTGACTTCTTCAGTCAAGATGACTTGAAAAGTGTGATCATATGTCTTTGCTCCGTTAGTTCCTGAAACAGGTCTTGCTCCAAGAGGTATGAAGCCGAATTTCTTCTCCATAGATTCGGAGGCATTCATTTGAAGATCATAAACATATGAAAGCTCTTCTTCAAATTCTGGACAAGCAATAGGAATTCTTTCAATAGCTTTGTCACAAATTTCTGAAACGATGTCTGTCATTTTCTAGTCCAGTGAAAGCATTGTTGTAGTTGTTTGATTCAATTCATCAAGATCTTCTTTCCCATCATCATCAATGTCAATTCTTGAGACATATGCATCAAGGAGATCTCCGGCTGTTGCTTCATATCGAAGCCCTTGAGTTTCCCACTTGTCACCTTCTTTGTCTGACTTCTCTTCTAAAAAGTATAAGGCCAGCGCTTTATAAGCTGAAGCAAGTCTCATTTGTTCAATGTCAAAGAAGTCGAATTCATTCACTTCATCAATATAAGATCCTGAAGTCAAAGATCCTGTTGGATCTTGTTTGATCTTCACATTTCCTCTTGAATTCATTTCTCTGACAATGTGATCCTTTGCAAGAGAAATTTTAGAGATCAAGCTCTCTCCCTTGTTTAGCTTTGAGATGACATTTGTTTTGATGTCAACTAGATCTTGATTGTTGCAAAAAACTACTCCAACTCCTTTGAGCTTTGTTCCTGGGTCAAGGGCAGTGTCAGTTTTGATTTCAACAAACATTTTCTTGAGTGAAGAAGCTTCTGTCTCAACAATGTCTTCAGGTCTTTTGAATTTGATGAATCCTGATCTTGTGAATCCCTTTGTTTCATCTATGATTTCCAATGACTGATTCCCGTCTTCGTTCTCATAGGTAGCTACCAACTTTGCAGAGGCTGTTGAAGGTGTTGATAGTTCAAAATAAATTAAAGCAAAAGGTTTTCTAAATCCAACTCGGAGAGTTTGAGCCGGAGTCAATTCAAAATCGACTTCATCGGTTGAAAAGGATGACATTTCATTTGAGATGTCAGTTGTTTCATTTATAACTGAGAAGAATTCTTTCATAGTTTATCCAAATATCATTTTATAGATTCCTTTCGGCTTGATGAAATCTATCGGTTTTTTACTAGGTGGAAAGATCCAAGGAACTGCTCTTCTAACAAATTCAGAACAGTTGAAATCGTCTTCTCCCTTTGAAAATAGTTTAACATGGAAAGCTTCATAAAATAAAACACCAACATTCTGAAAGGCTGCGTAGGGCTTCTGAAGGTGCATAAAAGTGTAGGTCATGAAGACTTTGAATTGTTGATGACTAATATCGTACTTCTTTGATCTGACAATGATGTTCTCAGCTTCCCACTGACTTCGCTCCATCAAATGAACTTCTCCATGAGATGCTTCGGCTATCATGTGGAGTCTTGTCACTTCACAATAAAAAGAAATCGAGCAATGAGAATATTCGGTCCACTGATAGAGCCGTATAATCCAAGAGAAAGGAACGAAGAATCTTCTAGGTCTTGAAAATAGAAGTTCTATTTTTCTCATTATATCACCAAATGTAAGTCATGATTCACATAGACATCCCTGTCTTTGTCGGAATCATTGTTAGTGTATTCAACTCTTATTATCATTCCAGTGTAAAGAGTTGCTTCGTATGGAAGTTCTTTTGACATCTCAGGCTTTGTGTTCCAATTATCTCCGAATTGATCAAGTGTCACAACAGGAGGTGATGTAGGATAGCCTGAGTATGATCCGGCTTCATCGTCAATTATCTTGAGATCAACAGAATCTCCATATTGTCCATTAAGAATTTCAATTGCGTTATATCTAAAAGTGGCTATACCTCCGGAGCCAGGTGGAATCACAAAATCAATGAAAGTTGTCGATCCTTTGCCGCAATTCTTTTTAACTCCCTTTCCTCTGAAATGATTCTTTCCTTTTGCTGCAAATGGTTTTATAGCAATTTCATCTCCAAATTTTTCATTTGAATTTGATAAAAGGGTTTCATCATACCTGTCTTTGTTTATATCGGACAAAGGATGATAAAAGTATAGAGGTCCATCAACGGCAATAAGAAAAGTTCTTGAGCCTTTAATATATTTGAAATGCTTTAAAGACTTGCTTGTCACATGATATTCAAAATCTGAATATTTTGTTAGATCTATCCTTATCATTATGGATTTACCTTATATTCTTTTATTGTCATGAGACATCCACCTGAAAAAACTTGAACAGTTGAACTGTCAGCCTCTTGTAATTGTATAGAGAAAAGATCACCATCCGAACAGGAAGCGATGAAGCTGGATGACATACCCCCTCTTCTTTGATTCTGTGCTTTCCCACAAGCTATATTTTCAAAAAATCCTTGAGGTATTTCTATCCCGTTTTTTAAAATTCTAACATTGAAAGAACGATCATTGTCAGCAGAATCAACAATAATAGAGAAACTTATCTCAGTGTATCCATCAAAATCGGCTCTAAAATTATTATTATTAGTTTTTGTGAATAGACCGTTAGGAAGTGATTCCCTATTAGTGGGCATTGGGATTGTAACCCATGCTCCTGTGGAGCTTATCGTAGCATTATTTTGATATTGCAAAAAACCTTTTTGATTTATTTGTCCTTGTAGTTTACCTATAGCCTCTTGTACTGTGTCTGAGTTTGTTACTACGGAATTTACTACGTTTAGCCCTGATAAAACCACATTTTTAACAGTGGTTGCAAAGTTGGAAATAGTGTTAGACAACTGTGAACCAGTGTGATTTGCCCTGTCTCTATTTGCAACATCTCTTGCATTCAACTCAGCCGAAGTTTCAAAGCCTGAAGGATTTGCAATATCATAATAATTAGCGTCAGCTTCAGTTTCAGTCAAATATTGTGAATGCGGATCAGCTAAATTTTCATGATCAGTTATAGATTGAGCAACTTCAGCTCCTGTCTGAAAATCACTAGGATTGTTTGCATTATACTTTAAATCAAGCGCAGTTTGTTGATCCGTAGAAACAGGCTTATCTATGTCACTTGTGTTGTCAGCATTCCCTAGACCTATTTGAGACTTTGAAACATTGTGAGGATTGTCTGAAGGTAGAGAATCATGAGAAGATTCGTTCAAGAATCCGTCAGGGTTTGAAGCATTATATTTCAAATCAATAGCTGTCTGTTGATCTGTTGAGACAGGCTTGTCAGCATCCGAAGTGTTGTCAACTTGATCAATTCCAAGAAAAACTTTGTTAAAAAGATTCAAGATCTTCATCTTTTTTGTTGTCTTAGGAACTTCACTATCATCAACAATCACAATGAGATCTTCATTGTCCAATGTGGTTAGTTCTGTTAGTTCTGTTATTTTTGCGTCAGCCACCTTTCAACTCCTATGGGACAAGCCCTTGTGTTTTTAGATTGTCTCCACTTTCTAAAAGAATATTGTCTCCACTTTCCTGAAGCATGAAATATTCAGCTGGTCTCTTTTGAATAGAAAAACTTTCTAAGCTAAATATTTTTATAACAACTTGAAACTGGGAAATTTCATCTAGTGAATATGTTAGAATATTACAATACCCGTCAAAGACTCCATATTCTATAAGGTCATAACTTTCACCTTCAAGCAATCCTGAACTTGATGCAAGCCCAAAAAGATCTATTAAATTTATATCTGATTTTACTCTATAGGTATGAAGTGGAGCATCTTTGTCATTTCCTATTCTTCTTGCTATCTTATCATTTTCAGTCTTAAAGAAGGATTCTGTTTCCCTACTATCATGATTGATCTCTGAAATGTCTTTTGTGTATATTTTATCAGGCATCTTTTGCCTCTTTCTTTTTTATTTTTTCTTCCTGTTTCTTCTTTCTTTTTTCCTGAATAAACTTCAAAGTAGAAGTGTGAGTGTCAATCCAATACCAAACAAAGCCAGGAAAACTTTGCGGGATAGATTCAACAGTCAACTTTCCGTCATTTCTATTCTTGATCATAAAAAGTTTTTCTTCTAGGTCAATAGCTGACTCAGCTTCTTCATATGTTAAATATTTTTCTTGAAGTGAAGGCATAGTGTTCCTAAAAAAAAGGGGAGAGACTAAGCTCTCCCCTTATTTCTGTTAGTTATTTTTTAATTAAACTAATTCAGCATTTGGAGATTTTGCTGACTTTGCAATCACAAGCGCTTCTTGCTCGATGATTCCATATTTCATGCAGCCTTTCCATCCGACATTTAAAAATCTGTTCAGCTTATCGTTTTGAGAGATAACCTGAGTTGGATCTTGAGAAACTGCTTTCCCTAGAGCGTTGAATCCCATGAAGTATGAAGTATAGACATCAATACCACCGGCACCGGCTCCGGCTTCGATAGTTGCAAGGTTATCCTTGATGATGCGAAATCCCTTAAACATCCCAACTTCATTTTTTAGGATTTCTCCTGGCACTGCATACTTGTGAGTGTCTTGCCAAGTTCCAACAGCTGTTCCACTTCTGATAGAAGTGATCACATTATCATGTTGAAGAGAAACAAAATCTCCACCGGCTTGCGGTAGTCCCATAGAGTTTTTAGATCCAAGAGCTGAGAAAGCTTTCTCCATTAGATCAGCATCAATCTCATCGGCAGCGTCTACGTTTGCAACGGCTGTTGCATCTCCACCGAAAAGAACTCTTGTTGAAGCGTCCATAGCTTCAAGAGCAAGTTTGTTCATCAAACGTCCGGCATGAATACCAACTAGCGCAGCGGCAGCAACATTTGTTTGACCTCCGGACTGAAGATTTGAAAGTGAAGTTGTCGTGATGACCTTTCCATGTTCTTCAGGCAAGAGAAGAACTTTCTCATCTGACATTGCTGTCGAATCAGGATCTTCTCTTTCAAGAAGTGGAGTTGTGTCAAGATCTAGCATTCCATAACGAGTGAATTCAATTGATTTTGCATCAATGTCTCTTTCATACGTCACGAATTGATCAGCAATCCCGTCAGCTCTTTGTGATAGTTGAAATTGTCTATCAAATTCATTGATAGCGTTGTCATCTAGTTCAGCGGTCCCTGTTAGGACTTGAGTGTGATCTGCCATTTTTAACCTTCCTTGTTGTTTTAGTTTTTAGTTAAATTCCTTCTTTAAAATATTGTAGTCGAAATCTATTTCCTATTCCACTTTTTTCTGCAAGCATCAAATTCGGCTTGTGTCTCACAAGCTGCGAGTTCCTTATCATATTTCTCAGAATCTGTCAGTTCATCTTCATCTTGTTCATGTCCAGGAGGAAGATCTTCTGTTTCTTTCAGCTTCTTTTTAGTGTTCAAATAAGGATGCGTCTTCAAGCAAGCTTCTCCGAATTCCTTGATTCCATCAACTGCTTCATTTTCAGTGTCAATCTTCAGAAGTCCTTTGTGTTCTGAGATCTTCAGCATCAAGTCAACAGCTCCTGGCTGTAGAGTTGGAAACTGTTCTTTGATTCCTACTCTCAATTTTGCATCAATAGTTGTTTCAGTCTTTGATTTGATTTGTTTTTTTAACTCTATGTTTTCAGCAATCTCAAGATCAAGGCGCTTTTGGATGTCTCCATCATTTTCAAGCTTCTCTTTCTCGAAATCAGAAAACTTTTGTTCAGCTTCTTTTGCTCTTGTCTTGTAGGTGTTTGCTTCCTTTTCAAGTCTCTTCTGAGTCTCTTCAAATTTTTCAAACTTCCCTGACATTTCATCAAGCTTCTTTGCTGAAGCTGTTAACTTATCAAGCTCTTCTTGACTGATTTCTGGCATAAATTTCTCCTTTGAATGACTAACCTACGTTGGGTCATCGGACTAACCTTCGTTGAGTCCTATTGTTATTATAAGCATAAAGTGTAGGACTATGAAAATCTTTTGACAACAGCTCTGACTGATTTTGTCAGTAATTCTCTGACTGTTGTGTTGATTCTTCTATTGAACTTTTCTCCGGTCTTGTTGGGAAGGAGTCTTCTTTCCGGTAGCTGGCCAGCGCCTTCATTGTGAAACGCTGCTTTCTCATCTTCATAACCTATTAGAAGTGTTAGTCCGTTGACAACAACTGAAGTTGAAAGAGTCTTGACTCTAACGATGAAGCTTCTGAACATATTCCCTTCAAGTCTCATATTGACCGGAGAGATTGACTTTCTATTTTTGGTGAAGACTTCGTTCAGATCTGAGATCTTATCTGACAATGCGGATCTCTTTCTCTTAGATCCCTTTCCCTTTATTCCACGCCTATCAATTGCAAATGTTTTTCCGGACTTTGTTTTTCTAAACGCAACAAGACCACGGATCTGATCTTTGTAGCTCTTAGAATATTTAACAAAGCGCCCCTTTCCATCAACAGGAGAGACTCCGGAGACAGTATCATCAATGATTGTCTTTCTAATTACAGGGGGAGCTTTGACAGCAAATTCTTTTCTCACTTCAGGAACAAGCTTCTTCAGGTCTTTCAAATCTTGTGTGATGTTGACTCTAACTCCCATTGAGTGAGATCTCCCGAAGTAGTTCTGAGACAATAGTCTCTTCAGAAAAAAGATTTCCTCCGAAGCTTAGTTCAGAAACAGAATCACCAACAATATCAGATTGAAGGGCTTGCTCTGTTGATCTGTTGACTGATCTGAATTTGTTCAGTTCAAGATCTATGAGCTTTTGAGTTGAAGGCTTGAATGATTGATTCTCTTCGGGAATGAATCTTCTTTTTGGGAGCTTCTTCATTCCGTTGTCCCAAATAGGCTTTTTTGAATCAGCTGAGAATTGATTGTGTCCGTCAGCCTTATCAATTTCAGGATTGCTCTCAGAGAATCCGAATCCTATTTGATCACCTGAAAGAATATCATATTCAACGGCTTCCAACATATCTCCTTCAAGCTGAAGATTTGGAGTTCTGTTTCCTTGTTTCTCATCATCCGCATAGTCTTCCGACAATTTGGGAAAGACTTCTCCTTTGACAGGAGATCTTCCTTTTGCGAGTGATCTTGATATTTCATTTTCAATGACATTGAGAACAGCTTTCTTTGCTGCGCTCACTCTACCTTCAGGAATTCCTGTCAGGTCCAATGAAAGTTTTTTATAAACTGCCGTCATGATTCTATCCTTCTCCGTTTCCTACTATCATGCAAATTGCAAATCCCATGATGCAAATAAAATAAAAAAGAAGATCAAAGAATTCTGCTTCTGTCATATGTCACCTAGGGCGCTGGTTTTGCAATCAACATGATAAGATCCTTTTCAATTCTCTCAAAGATCTTATCTCCAATCTTTATGTTCACAAGTTGATTTGTGAATTGATTGAATTCTATAAACACTTCAACATGACCTATCATGTATCTATTCCAGTTTCTAATTTTACTCACTTTCCTCTCCTTTTCTTAAAGTGTTCTGTTTTCTCTACGCTATAAAGATGAAAGTTGAAACAGAAGCGGCATTCATAGACTTTCATTATCTTTCTAGTTGCTCTCTTTATTTTTATAGCCTTTTGCTTTGCTTGCTCAAACTTATAAAATGTTTTCTTGTTATCGCAAGCCTTTCTCTTCTTCTGTTTTTGCCGCTTGTGGTTCTTCTTATATTCTTTCCATCTATTCTTCTGTTTCCTCTTCTTCGTTTTCATCGTTGTCTTCCTGACTGAATAAACCGTTCATTTCTTCAAGGTCTTTTTTACGAGCTTCAATGATTTCTTTGTGTCTCTTCTGAGCTTGCTTGTCAGTCAAGTTGGGATCCATGATTTGATGACGTTGCCACGGAAAGTCAATGAATAGTCTTTGACGTTTCTCTATGTTGTCCAGTGTTTCAGAATCTGAGATCATGACTGTTGGCTTCGGATAAACTATAGAGAGAACAGACTCTTCTCTGAAAACTCTATTTTCTTTTGCATCTTCATGCGCTCTGATAACTGAGAACTGTTCTTGCTCTGCTTTCATGTAGCAAGTTTGATGATCAACAACAATCTCTTCAACGTCAGCATTTGAGACAATTCTATCAAGAGCCGAAGTGAATTCAGCTGAAGTTGATTTGTTTAGAGCTTCCCCTCCTTTGATTCCATGATCATCTAAAATGTTAACGGCTTCAAATTTAAGACCGTCAAGTTGATCAGAAAGATTCGGGTTTGCATTTATATATTTTGCATCCGTGCCAGGATCTTCTTTCTTCTTTCCTTGTGGACAATCAATAGCGGTATGCATCCCAGTGTGAATGATTTTCTTTTTGTCTTTCATTCCGTCAGGGTAGTAATAGAGAAGAACTCCATGTCCCTGAGCTGCCGAAGCGGTCTTGTAGTCAGAGAAAGCCACGTTCCAATTGATAGTTTGATCCGCAAGATTTGAAGGAAGTGGATAGTCAACAGAAGAACTCTTTTGAACATAAACAATCGGGAGTCTTCCTATTTCATTTTCATTTTCTTTGTTCTCAGGATCAACAATGATTTCAACTTTGACTTCGGCTGAACTGTCACCTTGACTGATAACTGTTCTCCTGACCTTCACAAAGTTTTCTTTGCTCCAAATAGAATAGTGAATCACTTCGGCTGAAGTGTCAGCTTGTGACTCTGAAGTGACTTCTTCAATCCCATCTGAGAACCTTGTCCCGTTTGTCGTTTCACGTCCAGGATAAGAAAGAATGAAAATCAGTGGCTCTCCTGTCACTTCATCTCTAACAAGATCAAACTCAAAAGGAGAGAGCGCTTGAAAGTGATATTTCCCGTCTTCACCTTCTTCTTCAGGATTGATATGCTTCGTCCAAATGCATCCGTATTTATGAAGCTGAACAATTCTGTCCAGTTCCTTCATTGTTTCATTGAAGTTTGATTCATCATATATTCTTTCTAATTCTTTATTCTCTTTTGAATTTCCAGTGTCACGCTTCGGATCTTTCCTGTAGGCTTTTGCCTTCTTCATGACAACTTTCTTTGTGAGAAGAATGTCAGCAATTCTAAATTTTGAATATGTTGAAGGATAGATCTTTTGAACTTCTTTCTTCACATATGCTTTCTGATTTTCATAGAGGCAGTTGTGAGCAATCCAAGCATGACGCTTTCTTGCTTTGTTGTCAGTTGACTCAACTCCCTTTAGGATCTTTGTCAGGTCTTTCACATCCGTGATGTCTAATGATTTGTTTTTTGGCATTTGGATTTCCTTATCTCATAGTGATTGAATCTTGATATTCATATTCGCCTTCTTCAACAGCATAAACTCCGTAACCGAAAGCAACTGACATATCTTGTCCGTCCGTTGTCTGATCTTCCGTGTAGGAACTACCCTTTCCCGTTGATTTGTTTTCTTTCAGTTGAGCCTTTGACAGTCCATCATCAAGATTTTTGCAACGCTTGTCTATTTCAATCTTAATGTCTCCGAAAGAATTTTTCAATCTTCCGTTCAAGGTGTTGTGTCTATTTCTTATTGAAGGATTGATTGTAGGAACTTGAATCTCATATTCTAAATTATAGCCGTCATTCCTTGTCAGGTTTGCAAGATATTTTTCAATGATGTCATAGTCATTGTCTTCAGATGTTGAGTCTCCGGCATAGCCCGTTGCATCTCCATGAATGATGATCATGGGATTTCCTTTGATGTCAAAATATCCTTTGTCATTCCAGTTCTCAACAGCCTTTTGAGTTCTTGCTCCTTCAATTGCAACTTCATCAATGACAGTGATCATTCCTGTTCTTGTATTTTTTTGGAACAAGATAGATGACATCGGCTTCCCTTTTGAGATGTTGAAGTCAAAAGAAATTCTGATAGGGAAGTTAGGATCAACAACAGTGTCTTCAAGAATGAAGTGTTTCTCTGTCTCATAGGAGTAGTAGATCCTATCTGACATGATATAAACCCACTTCCCTTCGAGAAGTCTCTCACACATCTTTGCATCATATTTTTCTCTGAGGCTGTGAATGTACCATGAAGGAAGAAAAGGATTTTGTTCTGTTAGTGAGTAGACAACGTGCCTTCTTGGATTGTCTCTTGAGCCTTTGATGAAGTAGTCATAACAGAAATGGCCAGGGCTATCAGGGTTTGAAGCTATGATAGACAAACATTCCTTTTCAGCAATGTGAGGAATCCTTCCAAGTCTACCAATAGCTTCGGTATAAAACCCCTTGCATTCATTGTTGTCATTCTCAGTCATTTCTTCAATAGCAAGTAAGGAAATGTTAACGGATCTAAATTTCTTATATTTCTTATCGTGCCATGATCTTGAAATGATTTCAGATCCGTTTCTGAATTTGATTGTTGTTGTCGTGTGATTGATAACATAGTCACGCCCTTCAACAAACTCAGGATTTCCTTCTTCATCATATCCTTGAAGCATCTCAATGATAGTCTGAAAGAGAGTCTCCTTCAGGTCCGGCATTGCTCTACGTCCTATCAGCGCTCTTGCTCCATTGAATGAAGTGACATGAGAAATGATGATCCAAGAAAGGAGGCATGACTTTGCTGATCCGATTGAGCCGGAGAGAAAAACTTCATGCGGTCCTTCCTTGTAGCTGAAGCGCTTCTTGATGTTATAGATGACTTGATACTGATAGGGAATCAGCTTCGGATTGAATTCCAAGAATGAAGGAGTTCCTCTATCAGATTGCATTTCTATTTCACATCAATCTTGATTGCGTCTTCTTTCTTCTTTTGTTCTTTCATATCAGAGTCCACCTTGTCGATTGCTGCGTCCATAGGCTTCTTCTTTGTAGGTTCTGTCACTTCCCACATATCAGGATGACACTTTCCTTCTTGAACAAGTTTGTCCAGGATCTTCTTCCCTTCTGATTTGCTCTTCATCTCCATTGCTTCGGATAGGGAGTTTGTTCTCATTCCATTGAGATCCTTCATGTAGACTTGACCTTTTGCATTTTTCATTTTGATAACTGTCATTTTGATTTTTCCTTTTTTGCATATTGATCATCAAACATGACATCAATGATGTCTTGAATTGATGTGGGTGAATTGATGAATCCGGAGTCATATCCGAAGACTATTGTGTTGCCGTTCTTTCCCTTCATCATGAAGCCGAATTCTCTGAAGTTAGTATGACAAGAAACATTGTTCATGTTGGGAATGTATAGATGAAGGTCATGATAGTTCATATTGGATCAGCCTCTTCAGTGAAATTGAATCCTATAGTTTTCTTTCCGTTGCCGTTTCCTTCTTCAGGCTCCGGCTTGTCACTCCACTTGTCACGCTGGCGATTGTTGAGCCAGTATTGTTGCGCTCTAACATCTCCCTTGATTTCAACAACTGTGATCTCAGTCCCGATGACGTTTCCATCATCATCAAGAATGTCTTTTGAGACTGACTCTGTTCTTCCCACGGCATTCCTAAAAAGAGCTGAAGTGACTCTTGAATCAGCCTCTTTTTTCCAGTCCTTCATGGAGTCTATAACTTCTTCAGTGAAGAACTCTTTTTTCCAGTTGTAGAAAGTTTGTTTTGATATGTTGAAGGCAAGACAAACTTCTTTGATTGTCCTTCCTCCACGGAATAGATTCTCTATAACTTGAAGATAAGAATCATTCCATTTCGTATGACGTTGAGGCTCCTTCTTTAAAGGAGACTTGTTGACCTTTTTTTTGACAGCTTTTTTCTTAGTTGCTTTCTTTTTTGCAACTTTCTTTTTTGCCTTCTTCTTCGATGTGGTTTTCTTTTTTACTGCCATATATTTATAATAGGCACGGATTTTTGTTTCAGCAAACGAATTTCTTGTCAACGGAGCTTTTTAGTTGGTGAAATGATGCAAAGCTTTTGAAATCACCAACAAAATAAAAAGATGATATGATGACAGTATGAGAAGGCTGGCCGTTGTTCTATTCGTTTTGACCGTTGTTATCTATTCAGAAAATGAAAAAACCAGGATGATCAAAGTCTATGACTATAATGATGAATCAATCGAACATCATTGTGCTGAAGGCGTTTCAAGATCTGAATGCATGAATCCGAAGCCGAAAGAAGAAAAGAAAGTTGATTCTATTTCCTACGAAGATATTCAAAACTTTGTGATTCATGGTCCCTATTTGTTCTAGTCATCTTCATAAACATATTCAACTTCTTCAAGAGGCTCTTCATATTCTCCATCTTGGAATTCTCCATCCGCTTCAGATCTCTCTCTGAGTTTCCTTTTTAATTTCTTCCATGAAGGAGGCTTTTTAGTCGTGGTCATCTTCTCTTTCTCTTGAGTAGGTTCTTCCATCAATCACGGTCCAGTTCTCATTTGTGAAATGAATTTTCTGAATGCATTCTTTTGTTCTTGTGTTGATGACTACTTCGAGAAAGCCGGTGTTCCATCCGTTGAGATTGTCGATATAGGTGGCATCTTTGACGTGCATTCCTGGCGTTTGAGTCCATGAGTGAGACTTTGCAAGTCCAGTGAACTCATCAAGAATAGCGTATGATTCAAGAAGTCCTAAATGATGATGTCCGTTTGATCCTGACATTTTCTTCAGTCTCTTATCGGGAATGTGAGCAAAGACAAATGAGTCAAAATAGATTTGAAAGTTCTTCTTTGCATCATCTTTGATTTCTTTTTTTGAATAGACTCCTAGATCTAGTTTTGAAGTCCAGTTGATTTGAAATTCATCTAGTCCAAAAATATCTTTGAAGGAGAGTCCCATGACATCGGAGAGAAGGATCTTCACATTCGGAGTTGCATCCGCAAGAAGTTTCAAGAGTCTCATCTCATGATTTCCACAAATCAAATCAATCTGAGAGTCAGGACAAACTTCTCTCAGTGGAGCAAAGACTCTTTCTCTAACAAAATCAAAGCGGCTCTTGATGTCATAGCGCCTAGGGTCTACAACATATCTTCCGAATTCAAGAAGATCATAAATGTCTCCATTGAGAACAATAACATCCGGTTGTTTGATTCTGCATTCCTCTATAAAGACGGAGAGTGAAAACTCGCAACATTCCTTGTCGTGAAGATCACTCATTGCAAGAATTGTTTTGATGTGAAAAGGTCTTTCCGGTTTTTCATATTTCTTATAATAAGGAAGAACTTCTCTTGAAAAGAAATCTCTATAGTGCTGAACTGAAACGGCTCTTGCTTGTTGAATTTCAATTCGGTGTTGATGTCTTGAGAGTTCAAGATCAGCCTGTCTTTTGAACTCTTGAAAAGATCCGAAGTGAACACTCCAAGTAGAATCTGAAAAGCTCCCATGTTCTCTATAAAACATTCGGGTGATTGTTTTTCCCCAGTGTTCTTTTTGAAGAGATCTAAGATCTTCAATGAGATCTTCTTTCTTTGCTTCAGGATCATATTTCTTTTCATTCTCTGATAGCAATGATCTTTGAGATTGAGAAAGAGACTTCACCCAGGATTGCTCTCCCTGTCTTTGAAATTCTTTCCATGATCCGAAGTGTTTATAAATTTGAGAGAGTTTGATTTCGGTGACAGCAACAAAAGGTCTTCTTGAGAGAGCTTTTGACTTGTCATCTTTCCCTGATTTTAGATCAACATACTGTTGAAGAAGTTCCTTTTCTGTCATGTAGAAATGATAGCATAGAAATCAAGAGAGAAAAGTTTGCCTGATTTCTATGCTCGGTCTTTATGCTTCTTCAGCTCTAAGAAGGTGAAGGATTCCATCTTCATCTTCTCCATATATAAGATTGACGTGCTGAAGTTCTAACTGTTGAAGATTTTCTTCATCATATGTTCCATGCATGATTTGAACTTTGACTTCCTTGAGTTCAGGATTTACAAACTCGAAGTCAAAGGCAACAACGAGTCTTCCTATCTCTTCATCGGAAAGATTCCAGTAGTCAACTCCATCATGATCAGAGTTTCCACGCATATCAAAATCGGTCACGGTGTTCTTGCTTTGATAGCATTCTTCTTTCCTGTTGTAGAGTGTAGCAAAGCCTTCATGATTGATTTGCAAAATTGTTTTCTTTGTTATGTTCATCATAGCCTCCCTTTCTTTTTAGTTATCTTCTTGAGGTTTGCTTTCTTCTTCTTGTCTCTTGCTTCTGTCTCACTGCCTTTGTAGTTCTCAAGATAGAAGTCAGCCAGCGTTTCAAATCCTTTTGTGTGACCTCCTAAACTTCTTAGAAGGTCATCTCTTTCTTCATCTATTCTGATATTCAGTTTCAAATCTTTTGGCATTTCTTTCTCCTTATTGATTGTTTAGGAATCCTAAAACTGTCTTGAATTTACTCTTCTCAATTTTCAGATCACACTCCTGACAGATTGCAACGCTGTTTCCTCTTGTCCAATTTCTCCACACTTGATTTTCAGGAGTCTCTTTCATTAGATCACAACAAGAACATCTATAAAGTCTTCCCTCTTCAAGGTCTTTTGCTTCCTTCAGTTTCCTTTTCATTTCTTTGATAACTTCTTCGGCAACTTCTAAGATTTCAAATGCGTCTATTTTTTTCATGTCCGTTTCCCTGTTAAAGTTTCTAGGTCTATAATAGCGCATTGTCCCATAAATGTCAACACAATTATAGGACAAATAAAACTCAACAATTTCTATAGGTTACGCTATCGGACTAGATTTGATCTTTTGTCAGCCTTCCATTGACACAAAACTTTGCAAGACACTCCTTCTCAGTGTTCCACAAGTTGAATTCTTCCATTGATTTGAATCTCACAAAGTTTTCATCCGGCATGAAGCTACATTCCTTCAGCTCAACTTTAACTTCACCCAGGTCTTTAATAGGCAACATCATGAAGAGCCTTCCGTTCTTTGATTTCATCTCATAGTGTTTATCAAAATTCAGGATTGTTTGAAGAGAGCAAGCAATCACTTTGATGATTTGTTCAGTCATTTTATTTTCCTTATCCTGTCACTCTTTTGAATGATTGTACTTGTGAAAGATATAGGCTCATTTTATGACCTTTAACTTCCACGCCTTTATTAACAACTCTTCCTATGGACTGAAACTTTAAATGAACTCCGTCAGCCTTCAGCTCATAGTCAATGAATCTAAATTGCTTTCCTGTTGAAGATAGATAGATCTCTCCTTCAACGAAATAGTCAATGTGATTCATTGAAGGCTCTCTCAATGCATTCTTCAATGCATATTTTTTGATAGTCACATTCATATGAACAGCGAAATTCTATTTCTTTATATCGAAGACGTGCTGTTTCTCCTGAGTCAATTCCATATTGCTCAACACAAGTTCTTGCAATTTCTTTTTTCGGAAGATCTGAAATCTCTACATATTTAGAGAAACAAGCTTTCGATTCCTGATAACATTCTTTCTGAGTATCTTGAAATTCTTGTGAGCAGTTGAATGTCAGAAATAGCATGATGAAAGTGTTCATAAAATTCCTTTTGATTTTTCTAGTTGCATTTTTGCATAGTCATGAATCCAAGATGATTCATGTTCTTCTTCTAGTGATTTTTGAACTATAACTTCTAGTGATTTTTGAATATTTTTAAAAGACTGTTCTAGAGCTTTGCTATATCCATTTATAGCCTGTCTTCTGTTATCGTAACTCTCTCCTATGTCTGCAAATCTTTTTAGCTCATTGAAGTCATGTAGACTGATCTTCACTGTTCCTTCAATCATTTGCAGCTCTCAATCAAAAGGTTCTTGTAGTCCTTGTGAATTGCTGTGATCACTGTTGTGGTTCTGACATCTGTTATCTGAGAGAATAGGCAAATTTTTCCTATAGGTAGAGAACAGATCTCTCTCTCAATGTTTGA